GGGGTGACGGTATGGGGTTAAAGTTGAAAACTCCGCCTGCTGGTGAGGCGATCACGCTCGAACAGGCGAAAGCTCATTTGCGAGTATCGCACGACAATGATGACACCTACATTTCCCACCTGATTGGTACTGCACGCCGCCACGCCGAGCAGTACCTGAACAGATCGATTGTGCAGCAAACGTGGACGTTGACGCTGGACGATTGGCCTGGATTTCCCTTCGTATTACCCATGCCGCCGCTCATTTTGATCAATCACGTCAAATATACCGATTCCAGTGGGGCTGAAGTTGTTATTGATCCAAGTGAATACACAGTAGATTTGAACAACGGGCGGATTTTTTGCAACCCGCCATCTGTGTCTCTTGCCGTCATCAACGGTCTGGAAATCGAGTACGTTGCCGGGTACGAACCTGACGAGAGCGGCGAAACGATTGATTACGGGGCCAACGTTCCGGATGACATCAAGCATGCGATGCTTTTGCTCATCGGACACTGGTACGAAAACAGGGAAGAGGTCGCCACCGATGTCCGAAATCCCGGGACGCCTCTGCCGAAAGCAGCCGATGCCCTCCTGAACATGTATAGGGTGTGGCCGATATGAAGATCGGGGATCTCCGGGATCAGATAGTTATCAAGCGAGCAGAGTGGTCAGAGGACGGCATGGGCGGCTGGACGGAGACGGAAACAACCAAACTTACCACCTGGGCGCGCGTGGAGGTCCCGAGATCGAAAACGGGCGTCATCGCACAGCAGAACACGGAGATCAGGACACACGAGATCACGATTCGGTTCTCCGACGTTCCTAAAATCGGGGACGTTGTCGAGTTTCTGGGAACCCGCCTGGTGGTCCAGGCCGTCAGGCACGATGTGCGACGCCGATGGTCGTACCTCGACTGTGAGCCGGAGGTGGTTTGATGGCTATATATGCCAAAGTGGAGGGGATCGAGGAAATCCTCAAAGATCTACGGCAAATGGAGGGCGAAGCGCGCCAGTGCGTCGTCGATGTGCTTAGAGAGGAAACCAAGCCCGTCGTCGAGGATGCGCGTAGCCGTGCGCCGAAAGATACAGGCGCTATGGCTCGCGGCATCAAGAGGTCGATCTCCAAGAAAAAACTCGAGGCAAGGATTTCCGCCGGCGGCATGGTTGGTGGCGTGGATACGTACTACGCGCAATTTGTTGAATTTGGCACGAAGCACATGCCGGCGCAGCCGTTTTTATTCCCGGCGTGCCGGGCGCATGAGGAACGGATCGGTGATGCCCTTTCCAGGGCGATGTATGACCTGATCCGGAAAGGCAAGGCGTAGTCATGAGCCATCTGTCGATTTCGCAAGAGATTTATACGACCATAACGACAGCGCTAGGGGAGACTGTCACCGGTGTATTCGACAAGGTTCCGAGTGAACAAGCTTCGCCGTATATTGTGATCGGACAGCTTCAGAGCCTCGAGGGGCGGCTCCTGGATGCCTCGGAGCGAATGTGGGCGGTAGATGTCCATATATGGAGCAGCTATCTTGGTCGGAAAGAGATCGTGGAGATCGCGGATGAGATACGCAATGCATTGCCGGGAAAGTGGTTTTTCGAGGAATTAGTGGTATTGGAGGACCCGTCCGGGTGGTTTCATGGGGTTTTGACCATCCGCGGATATGACAGATAATTTAGAAAGGGGAAATCGAAATGGGAGCCACAGCAAGCAAGGTTTCAGTTCTCAAACTTAAGGTGAGCGAAACCGACACGGAGATCGGAGAGGTCCGTAGTTTCAATATCGAAACGGCACTCGGGACCATAGACGTGTCAACACTCGCTACAGACTGGAAGAAATTTCTGGTTGGTCAGGCTGGTTGGTCAGGAACGTTGGAGCTTTTCTACGATCCAACGGACACGGCACAAGCCGATCTCGTGTCCAAGGCCATGGCTGGGACATTGTGCAACATCACCGTCCAGCCTCTAGGAGCCGGTACTGGGAAAACTCAACTCACTGGCGACTGTTACGTTACTGGCATGACCATTTCCGGAGCGACAGAAGATGCCGTTGGCATGAGCGTCTCTTTCCAGGGCACGGGTGAATTGACGTTGAGTAGCGACGCCGCATAAGGGGGTGTCAGAATGCCTGCATTTGTCAGCAAACGGGCAATTGTCCATCTGGACGTGAGCGGCACCCCTGAGCAGATCGGCGAGGTGAGAAGTTTTACCATCGAGACGTCGCTGGGAACCATTGATGTTTCGACACTCGCAACGAACTGGAAAAAATACCTCGTCGGGCAGGCGGGATGGTCTGGGACGCTTGAAATATTCTACGACCCGACGGACGACGCGCAAGAAGCGCTGGTCACACAAGCTCTTAGCGGGGTGGAATGTTTTTTCACGTTCCTGCCCTTCGATGCAAATGAACGATACCAACTCAAGCTCGGCGGCTCCACGGGCGGGACGTTCACACTCGGCGACGGGGACACAATCGAAACATCAGCACTCGATTATAACGCCGGGGCTGCAACAATCGCGGAAGCACTCAACACTGCGTATGGCGAGACCGGAATTACCGCCGTTTGGGGCGAAGGAGGGGCACTGATCATCGAATTTCCCGTCGGCGTCGAGGCGAATCTGCAGATCATGAGCAATTTATTGACCGGCGGAACCGGGGCTTCGTGCCTCTTGATAACAGAGCGTTACGAGGGCACGGGTTACGTCACAACGTGGAGCGTTTCCGGAGCGACCGAGGATGCCGTCGGGGTGTCCGTATCGGTGCAGGGTAACGGCGAACTTAAGCTGAACGCATAGGGGGTAGACCATGAAGCTGGCCGGAAAGGAAATGGAACTGAAATATAGCGTCAACTCGATCCGGGCATTGATCCGCGAGACGGGGAAAACACCGATGGAAATTATGCAGAATGGCTTCGACCCGAGCGACTTCGAACTCGGCATCACGCTCATTTGGGCCGGGCTGCTCTGGACGAATCGAAAGGTGACACCCGACATTGTGGGGCAATGGTTCGACGACGAGCCGGAAGCATATTTACCAGCCGTGACCGAGGCTGTCCAGACTTTCTTGCATGCGTTTCAACGGTCACTCGGTGTGAAGCCTGAAGAGGAACAGGACGAGGAGACTGACGAAAAAAACTGAGCGCGGGGGACTGGGAGCGGGCGTATGAGGAGATGGCGCTTGCGGCACTCGGCCCCCTGCGGCTCACACATGATGACCTATGGCGACTGTCATGGGGTGAAATCGAGGATCTGGTCTACGCTTATCGGTACCGTGAGTATCTAGAATCGGCGAAGCGCGCTCAACATGCGGCGTGGATCATGAACGCTTCAGGGAACCTGAAACACCCCGTCCGCGTGGAGGACCTGGTCGGGCATTGGGTAGATGGTCAGGTAATGTCAAAGAGCGAGTATTTTGAGCATTGTAAAGCGAAGATTCAGCGCAACAAGGAAAAGCGTCAAAAGGGCGGTGACCTAGAGAATGGCTAGAAGGCGAAACATCAATTACATCTACGGTGCTGACCTTAGTGAACTCGAGAAGGCTTGGAAGCGCATAGATCGAGGCATGCGCCGTACAGCCGCACAATTCGAGCGCACCGGCAAGACGATGACGAAAGCCTTCACGGTCCCGCTCGCCGCGATCGGTGGAGTGGCGGCGAAATCCGCCTACGACGTGGACAAGGCATTGCAGAAAATAGTCCGCGGAACGGGCGCACAGGGCGAAGACCTGAAAGGGCTGGAAAAGACATGGCGATCCCTTGCGGGGACCGTCACACAAAGTTTCGAACAGTCCGCTCAGGTTCTGGCGGATTACAATACCCGGCTTGGCATAACCGGGGACCATCTCAAAAAACTCTCCAAACAGGCGCTGGACGCGTCGAGAATGCTCGACGAGGACGTTAATAACGTTGTTTCACAGTCCGCGAAGGCCATGCAGGACTGGGGCGTCAGCATCGAAGACCAGACAAAATTCCTGGATCGTCTTTTCAAAGCCTCTCAGTCCACTGGTATTCAGATGGGCACCCTTTCGACGCAGCTTTATAAATACGGTGCGGCACTGCGGGGCATGGGTTTCGATCTTGAATCATCTGTCGCTTTGCTCGCCCAGTTTGAAAAACAGGGCGTGAACGTCGAGCGGATTATGGGCTCGCTTTCCATGGGCCTCGGTCGTATGGCCCGGGAAGGAATAACCGACGCGGAGGAAGCATTCAAGCGACTCATGCTTGAAATTCAGAACGCGGAAAACGTGACAGAGGCGACCAGGCTGGCAATCGAGGTGTTCGGCTCCCGGGCCGGACCCGACATGGCTCTCGCCATCCGTGAAGGACGTTTTTCAGTCGAAGAACTGATCGCCACACTCCGCGAGGCGGAAGGAACAATCGCGGACGCGAGCGAAAAAACGAAGACTTTTGGAGACCGATGGGCTGAGACGAAAAACAAAGTCAGTCTTGCGCTCGAACCGATCGGACGCGAGATCCTCAATCTTGCCGATTCGGTCATGCCGCGGCTCGAGGCAGCGGTGGACAAGGCGGCCACGTCGATCGGTGAGATGAGCGACGAAACGAGAAGGAAGATCCTCGCGCTGGCCGGTGTTTTGGCCGTCGGAGGGCCGTTGTTGCTTGCCATAAGTGCGACCATCAAGGCTCTTTCGACACTGGGCGGGGCCTTTCTGGCGCTCAGCACCGGACCTGCCGCGCCGATTGTTTTGACGATCGCGGCGGTTTGGGCGCTGATCGACGCTTACAAGAACCTCGACGCGATACAAAAGAAAGTTACTGGCATGACCCCGAAAGAAGCTCTGGACAGAAGCGCATACATGGAACGTGCCGGCAAAATATACCACGAACGTTACGGGAAATACCCGGCAACCGCCGTGGACTACAAAAAACTGGATGAAATCATCGACGAGCTGATAGCCGCAGAGCAAAAAACACGTGAAGCCACGGTGGACCTCGGCGAACAAGCGCAGGCGAACATTCGAGAAATTGCCGTGGATGTTGCGCAGAGCATTCAGGGCAGCTTCGGCGCCATCCCGGACGCCGCGGACACGACCGTTTCCGCCGTGGACCGGGTGACCGCCGCAGGTGAGCGGGCCATGTCGGTCTATGAGCGACTGGCGCATCAACTCGATTACGTTATGGCTGCCGAAGAATACGCGTGGCGTTACGAAGCCGGGCCGATGCCAACATCACGGTATAAAGAGCAGGAATGGGATTACTCGGAGATGGAAAGCGCGGCCCGGATTGGTGCGAGTGTCGCAGCGGAGATGGACAAGGTAAACCAAACTCTCGATGTGACGACCGACAAAATGACACGGCTCAACATCGAATCCCAGCTTTGGGCGAACAACCTCGTCTCCGGTCTTGCTGACGCCATCGTGTATGGTCGCGATCTGCGCAGCGTGCTAAGTGACATACTGAGGCAACTTGCAAGCTCAATGCTGCAGAAATTGTTATTCGGCGGGCTTGGTGGTGGAGGCGGCGGACTATTCGGAGGCGGATTGTTCGGCGGGCTGTTCCATTCCGGAGGCGTCGTCGGGAAAAGCAGCGTGCCCATGCGGCTTGTCCCGGCCGGGGCTTTTGCAGGAGCGCCGAGGTTACACAACGGACTACGCCCGGACGAGTTTCCTGCCATCCTCCAACGTGGCGAAACAGTGTTGCCACGGGATGCCGGAACTGGGGGAGCCACGAGCGTGAAAATAGTCAACGTGCTGGACCCCTCCATCGTCGGAAACTACCTCGGGACACCGGAGGGCGAAAAAGTCATTGTGAACATCATGCAGCGGAACATAAGGAGGATTACTTAGATGCCTCATACGATTGGTTACGTAACGGGTACGACAGAAAATCCTGCGCATTACGCGTTTCTCGAAGCGTTTAGGGCTTTCGCAACTACAAACGGCTGGGAGGAATTGATGTACGACGGAACGAGTGCGAACCGTTATACGTTCTTGAAAGGCCCCGGGCTGACGGGAGAAGATCCCGTATGGGTCGGGCTCGACACGTACCAGAGCGTTGCGAGCGGATACTACAACGTCGCAGTCGGGGTGGCAACAAATTATCTTGAGTCTCAAACGTACTATAACCAGCCGC